TACATTACAACGCGAGTTGGTGGCAATGATGCTTGGCATATCACTAAAACTGGATGGTCGAAGCTTAAATCTTCAGACTTCGAGATCCATAATTTTGGTCTAGATTTGCCAACGGAAGAACCTCAGGGACTTCTTGAGCCGATCATAGCGCAGGCTCAGCCTGTAATCGAAACGAAAGTGCTCGCATCGGTCGAGCCCATGATTGCGACAATGAGTGGGAACAGCAACGGTTGCTGTGGTGAGGAAATAGACCCATATAAACACGGTCGGGAAGTAGAAACTAAATGGATTAGAGAGGCCATATGTAGCACCCAGCGTGACATGATTAACCGTGCTGGAGGATTGGCACCGAGAAGTGAATTCGAAGTTGAAACAACGATCGCACAACGAACTAAAATTATAGCACCACCGAAGCCGCTCGGCGATCCTCAGGATGAGTTCGAAGCAATGCGGATAGTATGGGAGGCTTTGGAGCCTTTGGATTCGTTAACGCAGGACCGAGTCTTAAAATGGATAAACGCGCGCAGGAAATCACAACAACTAAAGATACAATGAGCACGAGTCACCGGATCAAGAATTCGGTCGAGGAATCGATCAATACCGCGCAGGCGGACTTGCCGCTCAAAGTAACAATCCGCAAAGAGCGCACAAATGAGTAAAGAAGAACTGTTTGAAAAAGCTGCCGGTGATCTGGCGACGGAATTAGCCACCATGCACGGCACGCTCTACAATCTTATCCTGGCCTTGCAAAACACGAAGCCGACGCCTGGCCAAAGGGTTTTGATCGAGGCGGCATCCTCCAGGCTGCGGCAAAGCCAAGACCGCTTTTTTGCCACGTATGCCGATATGGTTGGCGGCGCCTCCCCGGAGAATAACTAGCCATGAGTGAACGCTTTGTTAGTATGGATGATATGATCGGCTGCGCCAAACGCGAGCTACTTATGCGCAAACGGGTGTATCCACGCTGGGTGGCTGATGATCGGATGACTCAGGACAAGGCCGATAAAGAGATTGCGTTTATGGCGGCAATCCTTGAGCACTTGCTTAAAGCTGCCGGGCGCCGAGAAGAAAACCTTTTGTAGGAGCTATGGGCACCGATCCAGCCAGCCTCTCTAAAGAGCAGCTCGAGCGCATGGCCCCGGCCGATCGCCAGGTGGTCGCGGCTGCCGTCGGTCATCCGAACGCCGGCCTAACCAGTGAGGAGGCATTGGTCAAAGGGCTGCGTCGGCTCGAGCGCCAAGAACAGAACACGCTGGTCAGCTGGCTTATGCTGCAGGAGGAAGCCGGCAAGCTGACATTTGACTGGTCCAGGACCGACCGCAAAACGACCAATCGCAAGGGAATGCCGGATTTCCGCATCTACCGGGACGGCCGGGCGCTCCTGGGCGAAATGAAAATGGACGGGGCCAAGCTGTCGCCGGACCAGATCGAAATGCGGGAGAAATTCTTACGGTCCGGGACCGAGGTGCAGCTCTGGAGCTCGGCCGAAGTCGGTATCCGGGCAACCAAAAACTGGCTCTGGACGCACTGGCGGTTGTGGAATGAAGGACCGAGCGAATGGGGCGGCCAATGAGCGAAGGTGACGGCGATGGTTGTGACGCGGTGCTTTTGCTTGGGCTGGCGTTCTGTTGCCTTATCGTTATGGGTTTCTCTCTGCGCGGACCGCAGCGGGCCCTATTCCAACCCGATAGATTGACATGAGCACACCGCAAGAACAGGAAGATCAAAAGGTTCGTGCTGATTTACAAGCATTAGGACGACACGTCGATCATCAATTGCCCTACGGTTGGGGTTTTGTTGTTCTGGCGTTCCCGTTCGGAGCAGGTGGCCGGATGAACTATATCTCTAACGCGCAGCGCTCGGACATCGTGCGGGCGATGTACGAGTTTATCGAGGCCACCAAAGAGAAGTGGGGGCAGCATGTGCCGGAGAGTGCGGCCGCCGAAGATGAACAACTCGGTCGCGCCAGGCAGCGAATCGCCGAGTTGGAACGGGAACTGGAGCTTCTAACCAAGGCTTATATCAATCTAAAGGAGCCATTAAGATAAAACCGTGAAAGATATCTTCTTTGTTATCATGTGCGCTTTGAGCATCGTCGTGGCCGGTCTGCTGCTCTATTTCGGCTGGCTCTTGTACGTGACGCATGAGCTGCTCAAAACGACGCGCCGGAGGTTGCGGCCGCCAGAGATCGCGCGGGATGGAGCCGGCCGGCCGCTCAAGGAACGTGTCTAGATGGCAAAGATGCAGCATCGCCGGTTGCCTGCGTCCGATGAAAGCGCGCGGGTTGTGCGACGCCCATTACAACCGGCTGCATCACGCCGGGCTTAAACCCGAGGTACCGATCCGTTCACTGGCCAGCCGGAATCGGCTTAATTTCGTTATGATTCGGTCGTATTAGATGGATACAATGAAACGATTTTTCTTACTGGCCCTGGGCGCCTGTGCGCTCGCGGGAAACGTCAAAGCGCAAACTGAAACGGTTTGGCAACAGGTGGGACGCGCCCTGGACACGCAGGCCCAGGTCGATGTCGTCCGGGAACAACGCATGCAGCGGCAGGAAGCCCGGCAAAATGCTATTGACTTTGCCGAGGCCCGCGCCTTGGCGGAACAACAAGCGCAAGAACGTGCCCTAGCAGCCTTGATCAAAAAAGCGGCTGATGATAAGGCTTTCGTGGAAGCGTGCCGCGCTCAATCAGCTCGCCGTGAAGCGGTAGGCTATCCGAATGGTCCTAAGTTTAACCCGGCTTTAACCGAGGGCGACCCGATCCCGTCAATCGCTAACCTCTACGACGATGAGGCGGCGATCCGCCTTTACCTGCACGATTCAGGTTACAGCGATCTTTCAGATGGCGAAATCGCCAAGGTGCGCGCCTATATGCACGCCCATGGCATCCGCCACGTTTCCCAGCTCGGCCAATGAGAGAAGTTTCCAACGCGGCGTGGGACGATATCCAGGACCGGCTCAAGGAGCAAGCCGCCGAGATCGAGCGATTGAGGAACGAGATCGTCGTTCTACAACGTAATGAGCTGTACCTGGAGGAACTAGCTGATCGCGCGGCGGATGCCCTGGCCGGCGCGACACGGTTCCAGAGAATCAAACTCATCACTGAACTGCGCCAGGCAACGCAGACGGCGCAGTAACCGGACTCAATAGCCAATGTTGCACACCCTCTCCATGCTGATCCTGGCGCTCCTGCTCTGGGGCGCTATCCGGGCCGCGCGGCGCAAATAGACTTGCACTGGACTTGATCGCGCGCTTAGCTTGGCGGTGGGTTAGTTTGAGTTTTCATCAAGCGGAACTGATTCAGTCGCTCGAATCGGCTCCGTTTTTTTTGCCAAAAAAAGAACCCGGCCACCACTCAGTGACCGGGCGCAACAAGTTTTAACCAACGATTGGTCACCAATCGCACAATCTGCGCACGGCGACAATCCAAATCGGCCTGACGCCGCGCCTATGGGCCGATTCTGGCGCGTTTGGGCCTAAAGACGGGTCATGATAGCGGCCAAGTAACAAAACGGCTCGGAAAACGCTCGCCAGTGGTTGCGGTTCAGTGCTAAGAGTAGTCTCCCGCCCCTTTTAAAGCCGGAAAGGCCCGGGGAGGTTACATCCCGAGCCTTTCGTGCTTGAAGAAGGTAGGCAAACTCATGCTCTGACCCATGAATACACCTGCTGCCCGGCTTTCTTATCACCGCCCAAACGGCGCGTCAACTTTTTCTGCGCCAAGTTGGCACTCAATACGAACCGGAGGCGCTGGCCGTGAACAATGACCAGGCGCTGCGCACCGAGCGGGTCTTGAGAATCGCCGAGGATGATCAACGCCGCCGATTGATCGACTCCTCTCCCCAGATCAAGGCCGATGTGGATTTGATGGCCGCAATGATTCGCGAGTTGGTCAACTTGGAACGCGAAAAACTGGGCTTGGACCGGCCTCGCGGCTTCATTACGCTTTATCTCAATCGAGAGAAAAAACGTACTTCCCAGCCGGATTTAACCGGTTCGGGCAAAATTGCCGGTCGCCAGTATCAGGCAGTCGGGTGGATATCGGGAAAGGAGAAAATTCGGATTGCAGTTTTTCCCAAGGCAAAATAATGGTCACTCCAGGGAAGGAATTCTTCGACCAATTCGCTCAAGAAGATGTACGCCATTTCAGCGTGCAGCGAATTTCAGATCTTCCTAACACGCCGCCTCCTGTCGTGATTCAAGGTCTCCTTTACCAAGGCGGGAAATTGCTGATCAGTGCCCCAAGCAAATCTCGCAAAAGCTTCCTTATTTTTGAGCTCCTTTACTGTTGTGCTAACGGTTTTGGGTGGTGGGGCAAATCCGTGCCTTCAGGTCAAGTCCTGCTTCTTAATTTCGAGTTGATGCCCTGGGAGGTCAGAGCCCGCTTTGAAATGATCCAAGCCAGTTACAAGACAGGTAATTTCGATCACATCGATGTCATTAATCTGCGCGGCCTCCAGTTCCGATACGATGAACTCTCCGTCATTGCCCGCGACGCTGGAACCCAGAAATATGTCCTGGCAGGGCTTGACCCAGCTTACAAACTTCTGGCCGGCCTACGCGAAAATGATTCCGGCGATATCACTAAACTCCTGGCTTCTATCGAAGCTTTTGCCACCGAACTGGATGCCGCCGCTGTCATCAACCATCATTTCGCCAAAGGCGATGCCAGCGCCAAGGAAGCAATCGACCGCGCTAGCGGCTCTGGCGTCTGGGCGCGTGACCCCGATGGCTTAATCTCCTTAACCCCGCATCAACTCGAGGATCATTACACGGTTACTGTCGACGTCCGCTCTTTTGCTAAACCAGCCGATTTTGTTATCCGCTGGGAACATCCACGCTTCTATTCCGATGGCGATGCCGATCCGCAAGAACTCAGGCAATCTCGAGGCGGTCGCCCAGCAGCAACTTCCTTAGAAAAATTTGTCGCCTGTATCAATTCCGATGAGGACATCCCTTATGCCGATTTAATCCGGCGTACCAGCACCATTCTAAAAGTTTCCGAACGAACCTGCGATCGGTATCTCAAAAAGGCGGTCAACCAAAAAATCCTCTTCCAATCGGTCCAAACCGGAAATTACGGCATCAACCCTCTTCACTGACAAAACTGACAAAACCCGCAAAACCACTGACAAAACACGTTATGTCAGTAGTGACAAAACCGCACTGCCAAAACACTGTCCTTTCAGGACACAGTGTGTGTGTTTTGACAGTGCGGCTTTTTCACCTCTATCTACTGCCATAACTTCAAGCGCTGAATTTAGCCCTCGTACTCAGTGCCAACGTTCCACGTAGAACATAATGAAAAAACAAACCGTCGAGCTGCTCCCCATCGATTCGGTTACCCCGTATCCGCGTAACGCCCGGATCCATTCCGAGACCAACATTGCCAAGATCGTCGCCTCGATAAAAGAGTTCGGCTGGACCGTGCCCATTCTAGTCGACGAGGACGCTACCGTATTGGCCGGCCACGGCCGCCTGCTGGCCGCCCGGGCGCTTTTGATGCCGCAGGTGCCATGTCTACGCGTGCCGGGCCTCTCGAGCGCCCAGAAACGCGCTTATCGCCTTGCCGATAACCGGCTCACCTTGGATAGCGACTGGGACTTTGAAGCGTTAAAGCTCGAGCTGGCCGATCTGGACTTCGATCTTTCACTAGTCGGCTTTGATCATGATGAACTTGCCCAGATCTTGGGGGGCGCGGATAGCGGCGAACAGGAAAATCGTGAACAGGCTAAACGTACATTGGCCGAACGCTTTGGTGTGCCGCCTTTCAGCGTGATCAATGCCCGTAGCGGTTGGTGGCAGGAGCGCAAAGCTGCTTGGATTGCACTAGGGATAAAAAGCGAGCTAGGGCGGATCGCTACGTTTGACCCAGGCAAAGCGCTGATCAAAAAGCCGGTCCTTGGGCCAAATCCATGGGCGGATAAAGAAAAGGCGCGCGAGAAGTACAATCACAAGGAGTTGACCGGCACAAGCATCTTTGACCCGGTTTTGTGTGAACTGGTCTATCGCTGGTTTAGCGCGCCAGGCATGATGGTGTTGGATCCGTTCGCGGGTGGCAGCGTGCGCGGCGTCGTGGCGGCAGCGTTGAGTCGCAGTTATTACGGGGTGGACATATCAGAGCGCCAGATCGGCGCTAATCGCGAGCAATGGGCCGAGATTAGCCAGCATTTGCCCAAAGATGCACCAAAGCCCAACTGGGCGGTTGCCGATGCGCTCGATGCGGTTTCAGGTGCGCCAAGGCAAGCACAGCTGCTTTTCAGTTGCCCGCCCTATGGCGACCTCGAGCAATACTCAGATCATCCACGGGATCTATCAAACATGCCCTGGCCAGAGTTCTGTCGAGCGCACCGAGAGATTATCAAAGCGGCAACTGTGGGGCTCGAGCAGGACAGCTTTGTCTGTTGGGTCGTAGGAGAAGTGCGGGATGAGAAAAGCGGCTTTTATCGTGGACTCGTGCCTGAAACCGTGCTGGCGTTCGAAGCTGCTGGCTTGCGCTTTTATAATGAGGCGATTTTGGTAACCATGGTCGGCACGCTAGCGGTCCGCGCTGGTCAGCATTTTGTCAGCGCGCGCAAGCTGGGCAAAACACACCAACACGTGCTGATATTTCTTAAAGGCAACGCTAAGAAAGCGTGCGCTAAACTAGGGTCTTGCGAGTATGGCGAAACAGATCAGCTGGGGGATTTTATAAACGGTACCGCTCCTTGAGCGCAGCTATACCAGCCTTAATGACTGTCGTTGGATCTTGGCCAATTTGCAGATAAAAACCAGGGGATTGAATAGCGTTATGCGCTCGGGTAATCACTGCTTTATGCGTTCCAAGGTTATGGAATTTTGCGGCGATCGATAACGCTTGCACCCAATCGCCGCGCGCTGCTGCGGTACGTAACAAATCAATTTTTAGCGGCCGCACCATGGACTTATCCCCTTCGGCGCAAAACAATAAAACTGGACTGATTTGCCGCCATGCCGTGCAAATAATTTCTTTACGGTTGGCACTCAGTGCCATATTGTCGCAGTTTCGTGGCCAGGCCCAAGAAAGTAGTTGACCCTCTCGAGGTTGAAAATTGGGCTTCGATTGGCTGCACTGCCGAGGAGATCGGTTCTTATTTGAACGTCGGCACTCGCACTATCGAACGCCGTTTTGGCGCATCGGTTAAAAAGGGTCGCCATAAGCTCCACGGCATTCTCAAAAGGGAGCTAATCAAGCAAGCTAAGGCAGGCAATACTGGAGCCCTGATTTTTGCTCTCAAAGTGCACTGCGGCATGAAGGAACCGCGCGATGACGCCGTTTCCATTAATGTCTCGGCGACTGCGACGGGCAACGTGCTCTCCTTTACGCCAGAAGACCGCAAGCGGCTCGAGGATTTAGCCGCCGATATTCGCCAACGGGTTTTCAAACGTTCAACTCCAACCCCCGAGCTCGCCCCCAGTGGAAACGGCGACGTCACTCAGAATTGATCCGCGCTACCAATATCCAAAAGGTGTTATACCCCCCTGGATGTTCGCTAACGTTGTTCTGGGTGTTACGAGCATTTACCCTTGGCAAGGCGAAGCGATGGAAGCCGTCGGCCAAGGAATCCCGACCGCGCTCTTAGCCGCTAACGCCAGCGGCAAAACCAAGCGCGTCATCGCCCCGCTCCTGCTCTGGTTGCTGTTCAGTTTTCCTAAAGCGGTTGGTAAAATGACTAGCGGTTCCTGGCAACAGATCCAGGAACAACTCCTGCCGACCTTTGCCGAGTTTAAACCGCGGCTAGCCGGATTGGGCTGGACTTGGCTCGATGGCTGGATCGAGTCGCCGCAAGGCGGGTTTATCAGCGTGTTTTCGACTGATCAACCGGGGCGCGCGGAAGGTTTTCACGGCACAGCAGAAGCGCCGCTCATGTACATTATCGATGAAGCCAAATCGGTTTCTGATCAGATCTTTGCGGCGAGCGATCGCTGTACGGCGCAGTATCGGTTATTTGCGAGCAGTACCGGCAGCCCGGCCGGGCGGTTATACGATTGTTTTAACCGGCTCAAAGAATTCTATTACGGGATCCGCATAACTAGCTTCGAGTGCCCGCATATCCCGGAGGAAACCAGGGAACGGGACCGAAAAATGTGGGGCGAATCCGATCCGTGGTATCGGTCCCGGCACCTGTCGGAGTTTAGCGATGATGAAACCTTCCCGAAGATTGTTAAACCGCAGTGGATTAGGGCATGTTGGGCTGAACCGCCGGCTCACGTACCAGGCCAGCGCCGTGCTTTCTGTGATTTCGCCGCAGGGGGTGCGGAGAACGTTATTGCGATGGCCGATGGCAATAAAGTCTATCTCGGCGCGGCGTGGCGCGAAACTGATACAGTTCAGGCGGCGCGCCAGTTTCGGCGCGAGTTTGAGCGACTCGGACTGAACCAGGGCCAGGTCTACGGCGACGATGGCGGCCTAGGCACCGTGATGATCGACCAGATTGCCGAGCTCGGGTTTCAGCTTATCCGGGTCCGAAACGAAAACCCGGCCAGCGATGAAGAACACTTTGCTAACCTCGGGTCCGAGATGTGGTATTCGGCAGCACGGCTGATTGAAAAGCGGGAAGTGATTCTCCCTGATGACAAATTATTGTTCGATCAACTCATTGGGCGTCGACGCGATTATGACAGCAAAGGGCGCTTGATCGCTGAGCCCAAGAAGAAGATGGCCGCCCGCGGCATGGAATCCCCTGACCGTGCTGATGCCGTCTGTGGTGCGCTGTACAATCCTTACCAGGGAGCGGTCACGGCCGAACAACTGAGCGGCATCTATCTGCCGAGCGGGGGCGGGTTCCAGCGAGACGATCTCGACTTTACCGGGGCAGAACCAGGGGAGGGCTTTTTCGGATGAACCGGCTGCAAATACTAACCGGCGATTGCCGGGACATCCTGCCGAGGCTGCCGGCCCAGAGCGTGCAGACGTGTATTACTTCGCCGCCGTACTGGGGGTTGCGCGACTACGGCACGGCGCAATGGGAAGGCGGGGAGGCGGGGTGCGATCATAAGCGGTTCAATGGTTATCCTTCTGGCTTACAAGGCTCTAAGGAATCCACTTATAACGGGAAGTTTGAAAAACTTGTTTGCGGCAAATGCGGTGCTCGCCGGATCGATTTGCAGTTCGGCTTGGAAGCCACGTCCGAAGAGTACATCGCCAAGATGGTTGCCGTGTTCCGCGCGGTCTGGCGCGTGCTGAAACCGGATGCAACTTGCTGGATTAATCTTGGCGATAGTTACGCGACTAGCAATCCTGCGGGGCGGCGTGATTCTGGAAATGGAACAAGCGCCAAGTTCGGCGACCACGAAATAGCTGGTTCATTCGGAGAGAGCACACGCAGAAATGTAGGCCTCAAGCCCAAAGACCTATGCATGATGCCGGCCCGCCTGGCCATGGCGCTGCAGGCCGCTGGCTGGTATCTGCGTAGCGAGATCGTGTGGCACAAGCCCAACCCGATGCCGGAATCTGTGACCGATCGGCCGACTAAAGCGCACGAGATGATTTATCTGCTAGCGAAGCAGGAGCGCTATTTTTACGATGCGGAGGCGATTAGGGAGCCCGATTTAGGAACCGATCACGCCCGGAACGTAGTCGAGGCGATAGATAGTTCGAATGGGTTTTTATCGCCTCACTCCAAAATTAGAACGGCAAACGGCAGGAATGGAACCGGCCGCAATAAGCGCACCGTTTGGACGATCGCCACCCAGCCCTACGCCGAGGCCCATTTTGCCACCTTTCCAGAGGAAATCCCAAAGCTTTGTATCTTGGCCAGCACGAAGGTCGGCGATACCGTGCTCGATCCGTTTGCCGGCAGCGGCACCGTTGGCCAGGTGGCGCTCGAGCTTGGGCGCCGGGCACTCTTGATCGAGCTTAACCCAGCCTATATCGAGCTGGCCGAAGACCGAACCTTTGTTACCCCTGGGTTTTTATGAGCGACCAAGAAATTTTAGCTAAGCTCGATGAAGTGCTCGCATATCTGAAGCGCATTGAGCAGCGCCAGATCGCGGTGCGGGAAGAGATCAAAGAAAGCGCCCCGCCGGTAACAGGAAGTTTTGCTAGTTCCGAAAAATAAGAAATATGAGTCAAGAACAAGCCGATCAAATCAAAGAAGCTGCTCTCGGACTGTACGGCATTTTTGCCCAGCGCTTGGGCCATACTCATTGGGATTGGCAACCGGTCGCCGTGACGGCTTTAGAAGCGGCTGAGGTTTTTTCCAAAGTCTTTAACGAACGGTATGCGCCCCAGAGCAGCGTACCGGTGCCAACCCAACAACCTGTTCCGACATGAGTGAGCCGATCAATTTTTTGGTCATCGATCTGAGTCATTACGATCCAGCAGAGGATTACGCCAAGGTCAAAGCCGCCGGGATCGTCGGAGTAATTTACAAGGCTACACAAGGCACCGGGTTCCAGGATTCGACCTACGACAAACAGCGTACCGCTGCGCTTAAGGCCGGCCTAAAATGGGGCGCTTACCATTTCGGCGACTCAAGCGATGTAAAGCTGCAAGTCGCCAATTTTCTGGGTTTCGCGCAGGTCGATGCCGACACGCTCTTTTGCCTGGATTTTGAGCCTAACAGCTCAAGCCAGATGTCGCTTTCGCAGGCCAAGGATTTTATCACGCAGGCTGAAGCCGGCTTGGGGCGTGCTGGCCAGTGCGTTTTATACAGTGGTAACCAGATTAAGGAGGACTTAGGCAATAAGAAAGACGATTGGTGGGGCGCCCGGCGGCTTTGGCTGGCGCAATACGGGACTACTCCGGTCGTGCAGGCGAGCTGGAAAACGTACTGGCTCTGGCAATATACCGACGGGACGACGGGGCCGCCGCCGCACACCGTAGCCGGTTGCAGCGGAGGAGTTGACTGCAATTCTTATCCAGGGACACCGGAACAACTGGCAGCCGAATGGGCCAGCGGAACTCCGGCACCACCGCCACCGCCGCCACCGACTGATTTAATCGTGACAGTCACGATCAACGCGCCGCCGGGCGTGACGGTTAACGTAGTGCAGAAAGGTTAATTAAAAAATGAGTGAGGAATTCGCATTTGCCCCAACTGCCGCCCAAACGACGGCGATGACCGCGATGAAGGCTTTGATGCCTGGAGTTCACTGGTCGCAGGTCTATAACTACCTGCGGATCAGTTACCCGGACGATTTCAAGGATAACGATCACGACATTTACGTGGTGGCCAATCATTACGCGGGCGTACCGGGCCCGCCTCCGGCTGAGCCGCCAACGGTTACGGCGTTGTCCCCAGCCACCGGGCCGGCTGGAGCCGATATCACGGTTGCTATTAGCGGTACGAGGTTTGATGCGGGACCAACGGTTAATATTGGTCTGGCCCATAGTCTGGTTCCGGCGAGCATTACGCCAACCGAGCTGAGCGTGCTCTTCAGTGGCGCGGCGCATATTCAGTATCCTGGGGTTTTGCCGGTCAGCGTGAAGAACGCGGACGGGCAGGTGAGCAACACTTTAGATTTTACAGTGACGTAAAAGAGCCAATGCTGCACTACATCGTAGAACTTGAGGAGCAGCCCGAAATCGTTGCTGAGGTTTGCAACCCCGATGATGCAATTATTTTCAAACGTCAAGACAAAGAATTTTTTCGGCTGTCGTTCGGCGAATTTAACCAGATTCTCGAAGCCGTGGCTCGGGGCGAGAACATAAATGGCTGAGAACCCAGACGTCCTGAACCTGAACGTGCCTGGCACGCCGCCGATGCCCGACACGGCTACGACACCTGTCACCGAGCCGATGATCAACGTCGAGGTTCAGGATCGGCTCCTGCGCGAGCTCAAACGGCGCCTGTTTCCGAACGACGTTGAGGGGATTCTTTATTCGGCGATTGTCGGCGATCTTTATTGGCAAGACCAACTCTGGAGCCTGATGGTTGATACCTGGCCGCGGCTCCAAACCAATCTGGGCAAACTCAAGCAGTCGGTCTCGAGCATGGAATTTGCGGTTACGCCGTACGCTGAGGCCGACGATGAACCGACCCCGAGCGCGCTCGAGAAAGCTGATTTCGTTAAGACGGCGCTTTTCGGTATGCACGGCGATGTCGCTTTCCAGCAACATGATTTTAAAGAGACTCTGGAAGATATCGTCGACTCGATCGTGGCCGGGTTTACCGTGATGGAGGTTTATTGGGAACAGCGTGACGGTGGGATTATGCCCGAGTGTACCCGGTGGTTGCCGGCGCGCTATTACCGGTACCCGTATGTTTTGGATGACGTCGACCGGCTAATGCTTAACCCAAGCGGGATGCTAGGCGGTACCCAGTTGGTCGATTTCCCACCATACAAGTTCCTGGTCTGCATTAAACAAAGTCACGCTAACCATCCGGTATTTACGGCCCCGATGCGCACGCTGAGCGCTTGGTGGATCGCGAGCCGGTTCGGGCTCGAGTGGTTCATGACGTACGCGCAGCTTTTTGGGATCCCGAATCGCATAGCGTACTACCAACCGGGTGACGATGTGGTGTACCAGAAACTGGTGCAGATGATGCGCCAGAGCGCCGCGGCGACCTGGGGCGTTTATCCAAAAGGCACCGAGATCCATATCGATGCCGCAGCCGGGAGCGCGAGTGGTCACCTGCCGCAGGAACGGCTGATCGATGAGGCCGATAAGGTCTGCGATATCATGTTGCTGGGCCAGACGTTGACGACCGAAGTGCGGGAGAGCGGTGGCAACCGCGCGCTCGGGACAGTCCACCGCAAGGTAATGGACGAAGTGATGGAAGCGGCGGCTAAGTACGCGGCTAAGATCATCACGACCCAGATCATTCCGGGCATTGTTATTTACAATTTCGGCGAGGCGACCGAATTCCCGACCTTAGCGCCGGTAATCAATTCGCCGATTGATTTGTTTAATCTGGCACAGGCTTACAACATCCTGTTTAACCAGATGAAGATCCCGGTCCTGAACAAAGAGCTCTATGCCCGGATCGAGTTTACGCCACCGGAGGACGACGACGATGTTTACGAGCCACCTGCGGCGCCGCAACCGCCTGCTATCCCGTTTGGAACCCCACATCCACAACCGTTCGGAACCCGACCAGAGCCGGCTGGAGCGCCCTTCGACAAAGCTCAGGGCAGGCCTAACGGCAGCAAGGAACCAGGGGCTAAACCTAATATCGTGGAGCGGGTGGGCGCTGCTGGGCTTGGTGACCGTGACTGTTGTGACCCAGATTTTGATGATGCTGGCGAAGGCCAGGATGGAATCGCTGTTCCGGCTCGCAAGGTAAGTTTTGCACTCGATTACGGCGAGGAACCGGAACCGGGCGAAGTGTTACGGTTTTTGGAAACGGTCGAGGCGCGGCGCGAACCTGGGACGACGACTGTGCTTGAGCCAAAGCAATTGGATCGTTCACCGGCTGAGGCGGCCGTGTCGCATGACACCGCCCAATATTTCCGAGAGAACGCCGCGACGATCAAGGGCGTCAAATGGAAATCGGTGATGGACGACCGGACTACGCCCGAGTGCGTGGCGCTGAACGGAAAACGGTGGACTTACCCAGATTTGAAACCGATCGGGCACGATCTGGAATTCCCTGATTTCCCGCCGATCAAATACAACTGCCGCTCGAGCGTGATGCCGGTCTTGAAGACTTGGCCACAGATTCAGCGGTGGCTCAAAGGAATCTTTAAGCGATGAACGAGGCAGAGGTAACTAAAATGGTGGATTTCATGGATCTCTATCGATCGATGAAACTGATACGTAAGTTTGATCCGGCCTTATTCAAGCAGCGGGAAACCATGCACAATCAGCGGCAAATAATTATGGATGAGATCGACAAAATGCAATGCAAGGATCAATCCTTAAATTTCGCAGATCGTTGGGATCGATTAAGGAAAGAACAGCCAAAGCTATTTGAATCTTTACCTGAAGTACTAGCCGCAGATTCAACACTAGTTGGAAGAGTTGAAAGCATTATTTAAACGATGAGCGAGCCGGAAATTATATATGATCCGATCCGTTGTGAAACGCGGATCGGCGATTTCAAGATCAGCGACCAGATGTTAGCTGAAATGGGGTTAACGGTTGAGGATCTCTTAGAAAAAGTTGATTTCACTAAGCGATCAAAAGCGCTGCGAACTGATTTAAAAATTCCAGAACTATGATGACGCGCGCCGAAAAGCTTTTCAATATCCGGGCCCAGGTACAGAAAGCGGTCGCCGGAATAGATCATGGGGACAGTGCTGGAACCGACATGGCGTTGGCTGACGCCTTAGTTGCGATCGTCAACTACTGTGAAGAGGAGATGCCCGAGAAGTTGCCGATTCACCCTGAGGGTGAAAGGGTGAAAGAGGCCGAACCGACCAAAATCAAGGTTAAGAAATGAAAATTATTCAGGCAATCGAGAAACGCGAGGACGTGAGCCCGAGCGAAGGCAAATCGAAGTACGGCGACGTGAAGTACGCCGATGAAAAGAACAAGAAGTACCCGATCGATTCAGAGGCTCACGTGCGGGCGGCTTGGTCTTACATCAACATGCCGAAGAACGCGGCTAAATATTCGAGTGAAGACGTCAAGACGATCAAAGGCCGGATCAAGGCAGCCGGCAAGAAGTACGGGATTGATTTTTCGGATAATGGCGACAAGACCGAGAGCTCGCTAGTCAGCGCCGCGTCGATCGATCTGGAGGGTGAGACGCCGGCCGAGATCATCTATTTTCCGAAAGGCGATTGGCGGATTAAGCCGGTAGTGAACGGCAAAGCCAAAGATGTATCGGTCAAGGTCGACCAAAGCGTAGCGAGCGTGCTGCAGGCCGATCTGAATCGTCGGCTCAAAGATACCGTGCGCCCCTACGCCGCATTCGATCACAAGCCCGGCGCGGCCAGTTTTTTGCCGAAACAGTTTAAATGGGACGATTCCAAAGGCGTCGTGCTCGAGGTCGACTGGACGCAGGCTGGCAAGGACGCGGTGACTGGCCGGAACTATTCATACTTTTCGCCCACGTTCCTACTCAGTGACAAGGGTGAGGTGGCGGGGCTCCCGAGCACCGGCGAGATCGGCTCATTGACGAACAACCCAGCTTTCAGAGAAATACAAAAAATCGCAGCGTCGGCGGATGACGACGAAGGAGAACAGAGCAAAATGGTAAAATTGACAGATAAATTAGTTGAGCTTGAGGTGATTACCGCCGAACAAGCGGCGGATGCGGATGAGGAGTTACTCGTGCGCGCGGTCACCGGGCTGCATGAGGCGCTGGCGACCGTGCAAGCGGCTAACGCGCGCCTGATCAGCGAGAACACGGCCTTGGCGGCTAAGGCGATCGAAGTACAGAAAGCCGAGGCGAGCTCGATTGTGCAGGCGGCAATTGCCGAGGGCAAGATCGGCGCCAAGGATCAGTTAACGATTGATTTCTATACGGCGCAATTAATTGCCCAGCCCGAAACGGCCAAAAAGGTGTTGGCGGCGATGCCGAAGAACCCGCTCCTACAAAAGGTCATCGACGTCAAAGTGAGCGATACCAAGCGGGTTACGCAAGGGCAGAGCGCCGCGGACTTGGTGCAGGCCCAGCATTTGGCGGTAGCCGAGATCCAGGCGGCTAACCCGAACCTCTCTTACCCGGACGCGTTCAATAAAGCGCGTCGGGACAAGCCGGAAATCTTCCCGGTCGAGGCTTGATAGAACAGTGAACTGCAAAGGCCAGAACAGTTGGCAAGCGCGAAAGCGGACGTCGCGCTCGGTCAGACAGTGAGCGCCTTTGCAGATCGGAGAAAACAGATAACACAAGAAAAATTGAAAGGTAAATAAAATGAGTACAGTTGGAACGCTTGTCCGCGATCCGGGGATTGTTTGGCTGCCGATTGCGTCGAACGCTGTGACGATTTTGCGTGGCCAATTGGTCACGATAGATGGCACTACTCACACGGCGAAAGTTGCCGGAGTGGTTGGTGACCGAGTTGTCGGTGTCGCTTTAAGTGATGCCGATCCCGATACGCTTAGCGTGCCGGTCGGTTGCAAAGGCGGCTACACCATCAGCATGGTGCCAAAGTCCGGGGATACGTTTTTTATCGGAACGATTGTGAACCAGGACCAAACGACCTTCGGCCAGGTGACCGCTACGGTAACAGCTGGGAAAGAGGTCGGTTGGGTGGTCAATCCGCAGAAGGATTCACTGGGCAATCTCGAGGTCGCGTTCTTCATATTCTAGAAGGTTAGCACTCAGTAATAAGGATAAATTGTTATGACCAAAGATCATGTTCAGTTACTAACCTTTAGCCAAGGTGTGGTGGCCGATTACGAGAAGAAGAATCAGATCGGCTCTTTTTTAGCCCCGGAAGTAGTGGTGGGTGGCGGCGTCTATCATTACAAGGATTATGGGCTCGGCAACGCTTTTACGGCGATCGACATGCGCCGCGCTATCGGTGGACCCTCGAAGATGTTGCACCTAAGTGTTAACGATCTCCAGGACATCAACTCCGAGTACAGTCTGGCGACGTTTATCGACGACCAGGAACGGGAGAACAACCCGGTCAATATCGCGGTCTTGGAACAGCGCAAGATCACGGACTTGGTGAACACCGCGATGAATAACAACCTGTATCTGGTGTTGGCGCAGGCGCGGACCTTGGTAAACAATGGTTCAGGTGGAACTCCATTGCCGGCTGCCTATGGGCCCCCTACTGGAGTCTGGGGAACGGCTGGTACAGCGAATGACCCGGTTAATGAGATTAACATGGTGTGCAAATATATCGCGGATAACTACGGTGTTGTGCCGAATCGGATCTACTTTGACAGCGGCGCTTGGGTCAAATATCAGGGCAATCCGAACGTGCGTGGCCGGTTCCAGGGTGTGCTGGTACAGGCCGTGACGCCGGCGAATACCGTGCAACTGTGGAACGTGCCAATGGAGGCGAAAGTTAACCAGGGCGCGTTGTATGAAGGCGGGGTTTTCAGTGATTGCATTATCTTTTTCGGACAGGATGGCCCGAGCCAGTATGACACCAGTTTCATGAAGACTTTCGTGAATGTGGCCGGTCGTTTTACTCGGATCCGGAGTTGGCGCGATGAGGATACTTCGAGCGACAAGTACAAGGCGTCTTGGTTCCAGAAGATCAAGATCACCGGGCAAGCGACGGCGGTAAGGCTGACGATAACTTAAAAGAAAGGCGAAGATTTTATGGCAGATCCTGAAGTGTTTGCTCCGGTCACATTGACACGAAGCCAAGTTATCGGCTGGCCATCGCATGATTGTAAGACCAAGGGGGACGGAGCAATTCCGGCCTGGGTGTTTCAGACCTGGGCAAAGCACGACATCATTAGAGTGTACGGATTATAAGGAGGTTTTTATGCCCTTAAAAGAAGGCAAAAGTAAGGCGACGATTGCGAGCAATATTTCCGAGATGATGAAGCACAGTCACACCCAAAAGCAGGCGGTGGCCGCATCGCTCGAGCAGGCGCGCAAGAGTGGAGCCAAGATCCCCAAGAAAAAGTCGTGATCTACGATCCTACTACTGAGCAAGCGTCTCTCATTGCGGAAGCAAAGAGACTAAATCCTGGTGTCCATTGGGAGACGCTTTTCAACCTTTTACGGACCAATTACCGGCTCTATTTTCAGGCGGATGGCCATGACATGTACGTTGTAGCGTATAATATGGGGATCGCGGCCGCTGTTGCCCCATTACCTTCGTGTAATTTAGTGCTGCTGAGCCCAAATACAGTTGTTCATGGAAGTGGTAAATTCAACCTACAGGCAATGGGCCAGAGTTTCTTCAATGGTGCCTCGATTGTATTTGACGGGAACGTTATAAATTTGACGACCTTTGTCGATGCTACTTCTTTGGTAGGTCAAGTTAACCAAAATTGGATCAATACGGCTAGAACGGTGCAGGTATATGTTCGGAATGCTGATGGGCAAGCCAGCCCATCGCTGCCGTTTACGATAACATAGGAGGTTTTTAATTTGGCTTGGCTTACGCTTACTACCGATCATGTGGTTAACAGCCTGACTACGCAGGAGCAGTCGATGATGACTGATCCTGCCAGCTCGGTTGATCTGGCGAACATTGTCCAGGGCGTTACTGCGCTGGTTAGGGGCAAGGTTTTCTCGTGGCGCCCGAACCAAGGTATGCTGCCGGTGGTTCTGCCGGGCACGATCCCGGATGAGCTTTTGGGCCCGGCGATCGCAATCGCTCGGTTTAAGTTTTTGACGCACCTTCCCGGGACCCAGCTCATCACCAAAGAGCGTAGCGCGGACAAGGACGAGGCCTACGCTTACCTTGATGACGTGTCGAGCGGCAAGATGATCATCTTGGGGCCCGATGGCGCCACGGTACCGAGTAACCCGGCCGACACGGGCGACGGCGGTACACCGTACTGGCCGCCGTACCCGACGTGGTGGTGGCAACCCGGAGGCTACTGGTGATGAAACGACCACGATTTAAAGTTAGTATGTGCCAAAGCTACGGCCCGCAGTGTTGGGGAGGTGTGCCAAAAGGAATCCGAAGATGTTCAATGTGTAAGACGCTTCGGCCAGAAATGGACTTTAAATGCAAAGAGCGCGGTCGGCAGGCAGAAGACTAATATGCAAGTCAAAGTCTCAATCCAGGAAAGTGTCCGGTTCAAGCGCAAGCTGAGTGAGATCGCGGCGCTTTCCTCGATTGTGCTCAACCAGGCCGGCCGTGACGTGGCCGATTACCTGCGCCGTTACCATGTCAGGTTTCGCCAGAAATGGCAGGGGCCGCGTTACATGGCGGGGCCGCGTTCTAATCTGTTCTGGCAACAGGTCGTTGCCGGCTGGCAGGACCCAGTAGTCACCGGCAAGAAGGTGACGATCACCAACACCTTCGGGCTACTCAAATGGAAGACGACTGGGGGCACGATTACGCCTAAACGTGCCCGGATGTTGACGATTCCGCTGGTGCCTGATGCCAAAGGCTTGACCGTGGCCGAGTACGAGGCCGAGGAAGGCGCGCCGCTATTCCGAGTCGGGAACGCGCTCTGTCGCCGGATCGGTAAACGACTCGAGGCGATCTACGCGCTCAAGGAATCGGTCACTCAGGCACCTTGGCCTGACGCAATGCCGCCGGATGACGAAATCAAGAAAGTGTTTACGGACAGCGTGAGGCAACAGATCCGTAACATCGCCAGACAGCAATGAACGCCGTTTCCATGCTTGAACAGCTGCAGGGCGTTGCCGTAACTGCCCTGGGGGCTGACCAGATGTTTAATGGATCGCTCTCAACCAATGGCCAACCGGTGCCGATCGTGCTCGAGGCCAAAGGTGATATCACGACCCAGATCGAAACAGCGCTGGGATCGGTCGGTATCTGCGCGCTGGTGATGACGCCGTTAATGGAGCTCTTTAACGAGTTGCTCCCTAACATGAGCGGCTGGGCGTTGATGACCGTGACCGTGTTTGAAGACGTGCCAGTTAATCAAAGCAATGGCGGCACCCAGATTCGAGCGATCGCTTTAGTGCAGCGGGTTTTCGCGATTCTGCACCATTTACCGACAAAGTTAGCGACTGATTCGGGCGACCAGGATGTGCCAAGCTTTATCGGAATCAAGCGACCGTTTGAGCTGCTCAGTGAAGGGCCACCGTTGCAATACAACGTTTCATTTCAGGCGCATGTACGCCTAATCGGTTAGAACAAAAGAAAGAAAAAACTTATGGCAGGTTATGTAACAAAGTTTCCGGCCGCGACCACGTATATCTTTGGCTCGACGGATGAAACCGGGATATCGACAGAAAGTTACGAGCAGAATGATACTACTGATTCGTATGAACAAAAGAACGGTCAGGGCGAAGTCATCGAGCTGGTGACCCATAATCCGCGTGGCGAGATCACGCTCTTGGGTGAAGTGACCGGGTCGATCGCGGCGAAGGTCGGCCAAACATTCACGTTCGCCAACTTCGTTTCGACCTATTATACGACGCCGCCGGTTTTGGCCGGGATCTCGGTGATTAAAGGAATTAATAGCTCAAAGGGCCGGGCCAAGAACCAACAAATCCGCATTACCGCAACTTTCTATCCTTTACTCTCTGCTTGAATGGGGCGCTTCACGAACGGATTTTTACCACCACCGACATGCGGTTAGCGGTGGTTCTGTTAATTTTTGGCAGCAGGTTGCGCCAATGCTTGCCGCTGGAATGGAGCGATATCTATCCATCGGTGGACGCTTATCTGGAGAACCTTGAAAACCCGCGTCGCGTGCAACCTCGGACGAGGATCACGTTTAATTTCGAACTGGTCAATATACCGGAGCAATTCTTAAAGGACTTTGAAAGGGGGATAAATTTATCCATTCTGCTTAATTTCCTGATCGCTGACGGCGCCCGTGATGCGCTTTTAGCGGCGCGTCAACATATTTACGATTTGATTGCGCTCATGAGAGATGAACGGCCAGACGCCAAATGGGACATGATCAAAGGGTACGGAGCCGGAGAATTGGTGACCTTCGGTAAACGGGCACCGGTTGAATTGCAGGAAGAATTTTTAAGCAAGCTATGAATGTGGAAGAAGTCATGGAGATGTCGACTGACGAGGCGCTGATCTCGGCGTTGACACCGAAACACGTTGGCGAGATCGAGTTGCAGCCATTTAGCCTGCTGCGCCAGGTGATTGCGATTGATCTATGCCGGAGCTCTGGCAGCAATTTCTTTAACGCTGTGATGACCGTCTGGGTTTGCACATTGTCGCCGATTGACGCGCTTAAAGCCCATGAGGACGTCGCAGGGGCCCAGCTGCGCGCGTTTGAATGGGCCGAGGCGCAAGGATACTCAATCACGCATTACGAGTCGCTCCTGGACGCGTACAAACGGCTCAACGACGAACTGGCGGCCAGCACCAAGGCGCGAGCGCGTGGTGGCCAAAACGGGGACGCGCCAAAAAACGTTGGAGGGCAGCCTCTTCGATAGAGGTTGCCGCGTGCATCATGCCGCTAACTGGAATGACGCTGCACGAGGTCTTGTGGACGTTGCCGGCTGCCGTGGCGTACCAGTTTCAGCTTGTTTACCTGCAGATGCAGGGGCGCGAGTTCGTGATCGATAAACGCTCGCCGCAGCTACTCGAGCGGCTCAAGAAAGCGAGGGCGCACCGTGGCTGACGACATCACAGTGTCTATTGGAGCCGATGATTCGGCTTTGAGTCAGGCGATCGCTAAGATTAAATCATCGATGGCGCAACTTGATGCCCAGGCTGTCGCGCTAGGCAAGACGATCTCGCAAGCCTTCGCCAAGATGGGCATAACTCAGGCGGCTGGCTTTAAGCTTGCTGGGCCGGAGGAGCAAAACGCCTTGGCGCAGTATTGGGCGTCGATGGAGAAAGGTGAGGGCGCGACAAAGAAGCTGACTGCCGCGACAAAAGAGCTTGGCCAAGCCGGCCGACAGACCGGGATAGACTTTGGTGCAATGGCCGAGCGCATGGCGGCCCGCTTGGTGATTTTTGAGGCTATCCGACTGGCGATCCAAGGGATCAAATACGCCGTTGATCAAATTTCCAATCTGCAACAGGCCCAGATTCAGTTCAATGCGACTAGCGGCAGCGTGGAGGAGCTTACTACTAATTTCAAAAGCCTACAGCTTGAACAAAAAGCAGCCTTAGAGCCTGATATAGGCAAAATGGTGCAGGTCAAAAACGCTTTAGAAGATTTTGGGATGAGCGAGCGCAAGGCTATTCTCGAGACTCAGGATTTGGCGCAATGGTCCAAGCTTCTCGGGGTAGACGCAGTTAAGCTTGCCGAGGCTCTTGGCCGCGTCTCTCGAGGCGAAGACCTCGAGGGGACGTCTGGGCGTTTAGTGACCCACATGATGGGTGACCAAGCTGCGGCCGGGCGAGCGTTGATTCAGAACCTGGTGGAGCTGGAAAAAGCGCAAAAACGTTTAGAAACTGAATCTGCTGCGGTTGAAAAAAGTATGGCGACGCAGCTGCGCACAACTGAACAGCTGGGAGCAGCCATCGAGCGTTCGCGTTCTCGTGGTCAGGAATTCTTGAAGCAAACCGGGGTGTTACAGGATATCCAAGCGCAGCTGCCTAAGTTGGCCAGAATGCCGGAGAGCGTCACGCCTGAATTCTTGCAAGCTACCGGACAGCTCAAGCTTCCCACTATGCCACCAGGCACTTCGCAGATTGTGCGTAATCAGACTAAGGATTATATCGCGCAGTACAAGGAGGGATTGGCTGAGATCCAGAAAGAGGAAGGTCTCACGAGCATGGCGATGCGTGCGTTAGCACCAACGTTGCCGACCGATTACGTCATGAGCAAGGCCAAAGAACGCCATGAAGATCAAATGCGTAATCTCCGGGAAGAAGATGAAGCGACTAAGGCTATAATCGAGGGGCGTAAAACCGCGGCCGGCCTCGCGGTAACCGGTGCCAAGGCCCAGATTGCAGCCGCTTTACCGCAAGCCGTGACCGCACCGCCGACTGCGCGGTGGGACGAGTACCTTAACTCTATTAAAGGTGTGGGCGATCAAGCTAAGGCCGCGCTTGACGGCAAAATTAGTGACGTAGTCAAAGGAATTGGGGCGGCGGTCGAACACTTGGATAAAATCCGCACTGCTGACGAAGGCACGCTGGCGTTGCTCAGTGGTGGCACTTAAGAAATGGCGCTCATCTTCAACAGCATCACGCAGTTTGTCCAGCAGCCCGAGCGGACCAAGCGCCGGGTGAAACGAGATGATCTGGATACGCTTTCGGAAGTTTTTGTTGGTCCGACTATTCTCGAAGACGGCTTTGTGCCACCAGTCGGCACGGTGCATCCGGAAGCCCCCCTGATGACGGTGATCAATACCGAGATCAAGCGGCTGCCGGCCAGTGTTTCCGAGGTAACGATCAATTATCAGGGTAAACTGGATAATTCCGGGAGCGGCGCTTATACCTCGGTGCCGGAGGTTAGTACCCATTGGGCTGAGGGCGAAGTATCTTATCAGCGGGCTGCTGGTACTTCTGTTCCTGGTATGCCTGGTAGCGGTTTCGGTGTAATTACCACCTCCGGTGTGGCGACCTATTCACGGCGTTATAGCGGGCGTTGCGTGGATATTTCCTATCTTACTAATCGCCGGCCAACTGGTAACCCGACCAATCTCGGGTTAGCTAAAGATTACCTGGGTTTCCTTAACGAATGGGAAATAGTAAGTGGGTTTCAGGGCGGTGCGACAATTTCCGGCAGCACCACACCAATCAAACAAATGACCTGTACCGACGTGAAAGTCGACGCCCATGCCGATGGTTGGTATCGGGTGACTGAGACCTACCAAAGCCGTCAGTTTCCCGGCGCTGTACCAATTGCTCAATCCCTGAATGCCGTTAGTATCAGAAATACCGGCTCAAGCGGGATAGATGGAACGGCCATCTGGGCGGCCCAAGAAGCGCGAGCTACGCAGGTTCAAGCTGCTGCGCAATGGGCTGCTTTAGGTCAATCTAGCGCTTTGCCGATGAGTCCGGCCGGTTCAGTTGGTGAATCAATCAGGCAACAGACCGGTATAGACCCAGCCTGGAACGATCTTCAATCGGCGGTTCCCGTCGCAGCAGCAGCAGGATCTACCCCAACAATTGACACCGCTACCGGTATTGGCGGTGGCGCGACTCCTTTAACCTACTAACATGCTTTCCAGGATTCACATCGGCTGGCACTGGTTGGATCGGACGCTCAACACGATGATCGATGCGATCAACGAACAAAAGCCGGTGGGGAGCGCCAGCGTCGCGGTCGAAGAATCGCCTAATGGAACGTTGCTTAAGGTTGTCGGGGCGCAAGCTGATCAGACAAGTGGCGGCAGCGGTGGTCAACAACAATGGCCGGCCGGTGTTGGTTGGCAAGCGCTAACGGTCATCAATCCTTCCGATTGTTCGCAACACGTTCTTTATTATTGGGGAACGCCGCCAGACGCACCGCACCCATGACCTATCTCGCTCCAACGTATTGTCCCAGAACAGTGTGCGATCCGTGCAAGTGCCCGTTGCTGAACGCTACGCCGTACGAAACCGAGACAACGACCAATCTTAAAACCACTTATTTTATCCCGACTACGTTGCCGCAATGGCCGCCGGTTAGTGTTGATATTGTCACGCAGCAGATTACGACATTGAGTTACAATCTCAGTAAAGGCGTGCAGCTGTTCGTTGGCGATAATCTCACGGTGCCCAAGGCCTGCTCGCCATATTTTGCCTGGCCGGTCGTGAATGTCACGATCGGCTCCTATGCTTACGTCACTTATAAAGGGGGAGGGGCCGGACCGAAAATCATCATTCCTTACACGACGATGTTTGGCGTTTACGCCCTCGGGGGCGGTGCCGGTGCCTCGGAAGTCGTCTCGAGCTACGTGTTGCGCTCGGATGTTGGTTATGCTGTCGGGCAAGTGTTGTCGATTGAGTTGTCTGTTTCCTATCTCGGCGTAGAGATCTTCAATACGACTGTCAGTTTCTACTATCGAGGTTACTACTATTCCATCAATTCACCGGCTTATGATATCACTTACGGCAACGCCATTTATCTTTTTACGGGGGCGGCTATATCGAATGTTCCGGCTACGCCTTTTGAAGTTTCGCCGAGCGTAGTGGAAAGAATGGGGTTAACATTTCCCGGGCTCGGTAATCAAAACCAACCGATCAACCCGAAGAACGGGAATTATATGTTCACGGGCTTTGTCTATAGCGGGCCGATCGATCCGAAACAGGATATTGTTATTGTCGCAAAGGCCGTAAGCACAGCTGTTCCTTATATTGCACCTAAGTTTATTGATCCCGTGGCCGGCAGCGTCGCTGCGGAGTACGGCCAGCTTAATCAACCACCTTATATCGATTCGCAAATAGCCGGTTGCGCGCTTTATGGTACGAAGTCTGATCCGCTATTATTCTATGACTACTGATGCCATTTGAACTATGACCGTTTCTATTGCAGATAAAGTGCGCGAATGGGCCGAACGGAAAAAACGCTTTACGGAAGCGCAGGAGGCGGAACGCCGGATCGCGATCTGTCGAGAATGCCGGTATCATGCTGGGCCGCTCGGCACATGGTGCAGACTCTGCGGCTGTAACACGCATTTTAAAACACACGTAGCCGAGGCTGAGTGTCCGGATAACCCGCCGCGCTGGCAAAAGTTCCAATAATTTATGGTTATAATTATCGATTTAGACTTGCAGCAGGCGGTGCAGGGATTCGGTTCAAGGCAGGCCGCGCCGCCGATCCAGGTTAAGAGCCAGGATACGCCAACGATGGCGGTCTATTTTGCGCGCGCCACAGGCAACATCGATCTTGGCACCTCGCCCGGTTTGCGCTTTGGGCTCTTCAGCACAGGCCCAAACGCCCTGGTGCAACAAAACACTTTTAACCGGGTAGTCGATACGCAGGGCCGCGTTTGTTACGTCGGTTATCCGAATTTCAACACGACACAAATGTTGGCGGCGATCGGGACTCAGACCTCGGTTACTTGTGTCGGCGAGATCCGGTACCAGACCAGTTTCGGCACAATTGCGCGCACGCTTGACGTCGAGTTTACGGTTCAGAGGTCGCTGCTGAGCGAGACCGTCCTTGATACGACAATTGCGGCGTTCACTACCTCGGCAGTCAACGCCAATGTCACGGTCCGGATCAACAGCACTAGCTGGCTTTCAACTGGATTAAATCTGGCAATTGCGGCGGGTGCGGGTGCATATCAGGTCGTCTCGATCACTAATGCGACGGATTTTGTTGCCCAGAACATGGGCGGGGCCGGGAACGCCGCGTCTGGGACGGTGATCCCGAGTGGCACAAACGTCGGGATTGCTGCGACTAACGTTATTCAGACCTATCCGGACGCTTCACTCTTAGAGTTAATTACGCGCAAGAACGCCGTAAACGGATACGCCGGTCTGAACGCCAGCTCGAAGCTTAATCCGGCTGCTATCCCGGTCGATAACACGACGATCAACTTGAGCGGTGCAGGCAACCTGCAGTTTGCTTCAATCGCAGCGAGCGTCGCAGCCAACTTCCCGACCCCGGCATCCGGTGGCACGGTCAACGTGACAGTCAGTAGCTCGACTGGTTTTGTCGTTGGCCAGTGGGTCCGCATTCCGATTGCCGGCTACTACTCGGTGACTGCGGTTCCAGACGGCACACATGTCACGATCCAGAACTTAGGCGACCCGTGGAACGCCATTGCAGGGACCACGATTACGGCAGGGGCGGCGATTATGCCCTGGGACTCTTTAGGCGGTGGCGGAACTGCCGGCCAAAACGCGTTTAGCACAACCAGCGCCAACTTTACGGTGCCGGCGATGTTGGCAACGGTCTCGGTCACGATGGCGTCAACCGCGTGGCTAGGTGGCGCAGGATACGTAGTTTTTATCTCCGGAGCCGGGTATTATGCAGTCTCATCGGTTACCAGTGCCACTCAGGCGGTTCTGACTAATCTGGGATACTCGGCGACCAATGTGGTTCCAGGCACGGTAATCAACTCGGGGGCCATAGTCACCCCAGGCGGTATTGCGGGGCCGTCGAGTACCGGCACTCCGGGCGCGAACGCTTATGACACGACTAGCGCTAATTTCACGATGCCGGCCGTAGCGGCCGTTGTTGGCGTTACAATCGGTAACACGGCTTGGTTGAGCGTTGGCCAGGTGATTGTGATTGTTGGAGCCGGTTCGTTCCAGGTCGCATCGATTAGTAGCCCGACAGTGTTCAGCGCGACCAACCTTAACTATCCCGGTAACGTTACCGCCGGGACGGTGATCGCTTCGGGCGCGCATCTTTCACCGGCTGGCTTGATAGGACCAGCCGGAGCCGGAGGCGCAGGCCTGAACGCGTTCACGACGCTCAGTGCCGGGTTTACGCAGCCAGCCGTGAGTGCCACCGTCTCAATCGCTGTCGGCACAACGGCGTGGATGGTGCCTAATCAGGCGATTTATATCGCGGGTGGCGGCTATTACACGGTTGCTAGCGTTACCGATATTACGCATGCGGTCGTTACCAACCTGGGGTATAGCAGCAACGCAGCACCCGCTGCGAGCGTACCGAGCGGCGGCGGCGTGAGTCCGTCCGGGTTAAACGGTCCAGCCGGGACAAACGCGTTTACAGCCACGACGGCGCTTTTCACGATGCCACCAACCGGTTCGCCGGTTACGGTGACCGTAGGTTCGAGCGCATGGATGGTCCAAGGCCAAAACCTTTACGTGGCCGGTGCCGGATATTTCAGCGTATCGGTAGTCACCGACGCGACCCATGTCGTGCTAACCAATAGCGGTACGACCGGCAATACCAGCTCTGGCACAGTGATAACGAGCGGTGCGCAAGTGTCGCCGGCGGGCTCGATCGGACCGACCGGACCAGCCGGCAGCGGTGGTGGAGCTACTCTTAATCATACGCAGGCGGTTCGGACAAGTAACTGGACTTACGCCGACGCCACAGTTATTCCCTGGACGGCGGTCAGTTGGGATACTGATACCAAGTGGTCAGCTGGTAATCCTTCCAGGCTGACCATTGTGACCGCAGGGTATTATCTGGTCACCGTTCAATTGAGTTGGGGCGGAGCCGGAGGATCGACAACTTATCTCAATGTCAACGTGACGGTAAATGGGTCGACTCATCCCAGACTGGGAAATATGGTGGTAATAATCGCTTCATCATTTACTCCAACGAATCAATTAATCAGCGGCATTTTGAAATTGAACGCAGGCGATTACGTGGAAGTAACTCCCTCCAACCAGAGCGGCACCATTCCTAACGCGCTAATCTATGAAGCAGCCGCTGCGGCCTCTCCGGTGGGTCCACTCTTTCAATTAGATTATCTTGGAACCTGAAAGCTATGACGGCCGATCCCTACTCAATCACGATCCGGAACGCCTTCCAGGGCGCGGCGATCCCCTTCAGCGTAACCTTCTGGGACGTGCCGCCGGATCCCAATGCCGTACCGCCGGTAGTTGGTGTACCGCACGACATCAGCTCTTGGCATTTCATGTTCACGATGAAGAAAGATCTCGATGATGCCGATACCGTGCCGCCGGCTATTTACGTGCACGATTGGCTGGTTGCGGCTGGAGCCGGAACAAACGGGAAAGCGACCTGGACTGTGCCCGCAGCAACCGTCAACTCGATTGAAGCCAAGTTCCTTTATTACTGGGATCTTCGCGCCATCATCGTAAGCGGTGATCCGAACGAACTCATTGCTGGAACCGTTTTTCTGAACCCGAGCGTCGGTCAACGCCTAGTGCCTGTCACATGAGCGTTCAAATTGATTGCACGGTTGATCTAGCGCCGACGCCGATTGCGGTCACGCTACTGCCGTCATCAAGCATCGATGTGGCGCTTTATTCAGCGTCGCAGATCGATGTCAATTACGGGCACCAGGGCATTCAAGGACCGCCTGGGCCGCAGGGAACTGCTGGCATTAATGGTACGCCTGGCGTCCCCGGCGCGACCGGACCACCAGGCGCTAATGGTTCGGCTGGCCCTGCTGGTGCTACCGGCGCAACGGGGCCGCAGGGGCCACCCGGAGCTACGGGACCGATTGGTCCACTAGGTCCAGCGGGTCCAACCGGTGCAATCGGTCCGCAGGGATTGACTGGGCCGCAAGGTTCACCCGGTCAAACCGGAGCGCAGGGCGCGCAAGGACCTCAAGGACCGCAGGGTGGTACCGGCGCAACCGGTGGCCAAGGACCACTCGGGCCGCAGGGTCCTCCCGGGCCGGCTGGTCCACAAGGTGCGCAAGGGGTTCAAGGTCCGCAAGGTGCGACCGGACCGCAAGGGACCTCCATTACGCTTAAAGGCACAGTTGCAACTCCGGCCGATTTGCCGACAACCGGCAATACCAACGGCGACATGTGGATTGCGCAGAGTGACGGTAACGGATACGTCTGGACTGCGCCCGCCTGGCATAACGTTGGACCGATGCAGGGGCCGCCGGGTGCTACCGGGCCGCAAGGCGCGCAGGGACCGCAGGGATTACAGGGAGTTCAAGGCAACACGGGCGCTGCCGGCTCAGCCGGGCCGCAGGGAGCTACCGGTGCAACCGGCGCTCAAGGTCCAATTGGTAACACTGGTGCGACCGGACCAACCGGTCCGCAGGGCAATCCCGGTCAGACAGGTCCACAAGGACCTACCGGGTCATCTGGCGCTACCGGCCCGCAAGGACCTCAAGGTATTCCAGGTCCACAGGGTTCAGCTGGCGCAACTGGTGCCCAAGGACCGCAGGGCCAAGGCTATAGTTGGCACGGTGCGTGGGTGAATGTGACCACTTACGTGCCCTATGACACGGTTAGCCGCAACGGCAGCTCTTATGTGTGCATCCTGGCCAGTAATGGAAACGATCCGGCTACAGATACCACTCACTGGCAGATCGTAGCGCAAATGGGCGCTGCCGGCGCTCAGGGGCCGACTGGCGCAACGGGCGCACAAGGTCCGGCTGGTACCACTGGAGCGACGGGACCACAAGGCCCGCCAGGAACAACCGGAGCAACTGGACCGGCCGGCGCAACCGGTGCTCAAGGTCCGCAAGGCGCGACGGGTTCGACCGGCAGTCAAGGCCCGGCTGGGGCAACCGGCGCGACCGGTCCGCAAGGGCAAGGCTACACTTGGCGCGGGACTTGGTCTGGTTCAACGGCTTATGTGCCGTATGACACCGTAAGCCGGACTGGCAGCTCTTACGTTTGCATTTTAGCAACAACCGGCACCGATCCGGCGACCGATACAACACATTGGTCATTAGTCGCACAGATGGGGGCGACCGGTTCTCAGGGGTCGACCGGTTCTACCGGCGCGACTGGACCACAAGGGCCGACCGGTTCTACCGGCGCAACTGGACCGGCTGGGCCGACAGCGATCAGCGCGAACGCGAACAACAAAGCGACGCTTGGCAGCGATTCCTTGATCCTGGTGCAAGGCACCGCGGCGGGCATTGCGGCGACTACGCACGCCCAGACTGTCTCGGGCGACGACCCGCAATTGACTAACGCGCGAACTCCAACGCCGCATGAAGCCAGCCACGTTACCGGGACTGACCAGATTCCGCTGGCCAGCGCATCGACCAAAGGCTTGTTGAACCAGACCAGCGGTAACACGACCGATTTTATTGATGGCACCAACAACAGCCAGGCGTTACAGCCGGTGATCTGGAGCGTCCGTTTGCGCAGCTTTAACGCGATCGGCAACCCGACGTTTGAGGTGGACCAGCGCAATGTGGCGACCGCGTTGACGAATCCGGCTAGTGGCACGTTTATTCAGGATCGTTACGCGATTTTTAAAAGTGCTGGATTAACCGGTACCGTCAACACCGCGCTGCAAAGTGTTCCAACCGCGCCGATTGTCCTACCAGGAACCAACTTCGGTATCACCCAAAACTATCAACGTTTTTCGGTCGGAACAGCGCAGGCATCCCTGGCCGCCGGTGATTTTTGGGGTATTACTCAATACCTCGAAGGTCCGCGTTGGCGTGAACTCGCGATGGACGTGCATTCGACGTCGCTTTTAGTGCGGTCAAGCGTTGCCGGATTAACCTTTGCCCTGCGTTTAAAAGACCCTACTGCGACGCACAGTCTGGTTAAGCTTTGCACCATTCCATCGGCGGCCACTTGGACATTGATTCCGTTGCCTAATTTGCCTGTCTGGGTTGGCACCTATAGCGCTGTTCCTGGTGGGGTCGGTTACAATCTGGAAATCTTTTTAGCCTGCGGATCAACTTACACAGCTGCGGCTAACGCTGCCTGGCAAATCGGCGACATCCGCGGCGTGACCGGAATGAGCAATTTGCTGGCGACGGCCGGCGCAACTTTCGACATTGCTTTCGTCCAGCACGAACCAGGCGCGCTTTGCACGACGCCGATCGATTGCCCGTTTGTGGAGAATCTGTTTGCATCTCAACGTTATTTTTGCAAATCATTTGATTATGCAGTTAAACCGGGATCGGTATCTCAATTAGGTGCCTATGCCGTTACGGTAATCGGCGGACGTAATCCATTAGTTTCTGTTATATTTCCTACCAGAATGGCGAAAGATCCGACAATTATCGGATATAGTCCAATCACTGGAAATGCTAATAATATCTATGACCAAGTTGCAGCTGCAGATGTAGCGATCACGTCTGTAAATCAGGTTGGCGAAACAGGGTTTCAAGGATTTGGTTTAAGTAGTCGGAATGCTTCAAACTATGTAGCTAATTATCAAATGACTGCCGACACCGGCTGGTAAAATTCTATGAGCACTCCCTACACATCAAGCTATGCGTTGCGCTACCAAATTCCTTCGGTCCAACAACAGATCGAGGTCGCCGTTGTTCATGACGTCGAGGATATCAATAACGAAAACCCTACGACGCCGGATCACGCCAACCGGGTAGCATGGGCAACCTGGGCAAACAAAAATTCAAGTGTCGCCTGGGGACCGTTCGCCTGGCCGGTCGCGATGAATCCAACGATCCAGGCTGCGGTTCAGGCCGATCCAAGCGGGCAAACCGTTGCCGATTCCGACGTTCAGTTTGTGGTGACCTCGGCGTTGCCGAAAGTGATTGCCGACTTTATCGCCCATCCGCCGCCGGGGGCCTGAATCGATGAGTGAAGAAGTGACAGAAAAAAAGAACGGGAACGGTATTGTATCGTTGCTTACCACATTGGCTCGCAGCGGTGACAAGATGATCCAGTTTGGAATTTTGGCATTGGTTGGCTTGAGCGGATTGGGAAATTGGTTGACTACGAATAACAATGCCAATGAAACGCGAACGCAGGTCAATGTAGCTCGGGAACAAGCTTTCCGGGATCTGCGGGATTTGCATAACGCCTTGGACGATTTTGAAAAGCGGCAGAAAGCGGTGCTGGAAGGGTTGCAGATGAGCGCGCGTAACCAGCAACAGATGCTCGATAACCAGGGGCGGATCCTGTCCGAGATTCGGCAGGCGCACTAAGAACGGGCCGACCCTGTTGCAGAAGCTTTTTCAGTAATGACGCCGTGTTGCCGAAGTGCTTGCTCGAAGAATTTCTGCGCTTTGCCGCCGGGTCCGTCTGAGCCTTCTATCACCAAGGCCGCGCTGGCGGCCAGGGCGTTGAGCGCCTCAAAACATCGGTCGCGCGACACCGGGCCGCGCGTGTAATTATCGCGGATCACAAGCAGAATTCCTTTGGTGATTTCCTCGATGCGAGCTCGATCCAGTTCTGGCAAATCTTCGCTCATACTGTGTCTTCTTTACGGTATCGCTGCGCTTGATATCAATCGCAAATTTGGCCTGTTTAGCCGCAAAACTGCGTTATTGTCTGCGTTATTGGCAAAATTGCAAATCTATAAGTACTTGAAAACAAAACACTTATAGAAATCATGCCATCGCCCTCTCAAGGCCGGTACATGGGTTCAAATCCCATACGCGCTGCGCCTTTTTCGGTCCTCGTAAGTTCCTAGAAATCAAGGAGTTACCCTTATGGCATTTTTCTCGCCTGCGTCAAGAGAAACTTGTGATTTAGTTGAAATAAGAGGTTGTTTTGGCAAAAATCTCCGTTACAATAACGCAGATGAACCCAATCCCTTTTCCTTCAAAAACAAGCCCTTGGCGGGTCGAGGTGCCGGGTCGCTATTTCGCCAATGGCAAGCGTAAAGCGAAGTATTTTGCAAGCCGGGCCGCGGCCGAAAAATTCATTCAAAAACTCAAAATAGAGGGTCGTGCGGCACTCGACTTGTCGAGACGGCAACCGAGTGAGGACGCTTTTGGCATTGCCGTGCGTGAATTTGCCAAGATGTACGACGGCAAAATTTCCAACGCTTATGCGGCCCACGAAAAGCTCCAGAAGCTGCAAAACATCAGGCCGGCAACGGTCCGCGAGGCGGTCGAAGCATTCCAAGCATGGCGGCAAAATCAAGTCGGCAGGACATTTAAGCAATCGACGGTCACTAGTGATCGGTGGCGATTGCTCAAACTCATCAATGCATTCGATAGGGTGCAATTGACAGATCTCACGCCGGTCGCGCTGCGCGAATTTTTTGATCAGATCAGCGGGGATCCACGCAGCGTTTATAAATCGGTCCGGGTCTTTTTTGGCTGGGCGACCGATCGTGGCTACCTGGGCGAAGATCCAATGGTCTCGGTTAAGCCGGTCGGCGAATACGGGATCAACAACGAATATTATCCGGTGGCGACCTTTCGCCGAATGCTGCGGATCGCGGCCGGCCTC